ACCTGTGAAAGATTAGTTCCCATTTTAATTTAAATTTTAGGGATTAAACAATTAATTAAATTATTCACTATCTATGACTTCCATAGTCTGTGAATTATACCGTTGGGATTCAATTCCCTCTAGTATGCTTTTTATAGCCATCTCTACTATTTCCTGATGAGTATGTAGAGGCAGCTCACATCCTACTCCTAAAGCTAGATTCATTCTCTTTGGGAGTCGGACATATTTAAGTCTGACATAATCTACTATAAATATTGTATCTGTATGTACATCAATGTAGTTCTCAGCTACTGTGTACTTTGGAGATGTATATTTAGTAGTGTTAAAAGGGTCCTCTAAGATAGCGTAAATATCATCTTGATGTATATACTTACAGACAATATTTTTTTCTAAAATTCCTGTAGCTTCTTCACGCACTTCTCTCTTAGAAGTTGTTGTTATAAATGTAGGAGAAAGATATGGTACTGTTACATTTGGCAGTGTTTCTGTTGGATCTACCCATTCTACCGTTACACCAGTTTGAGCTCCAAATGCTAAGTATATATGGTTTAAATCTACAGGGTTATAAAGTTGAGAAGTATTTGTATTTATTCCTAAGTATTCAAATCCTGCAGAATCTGCAACAGTTAAGATTGGGGTAGCTCCAATTCCTAAATATGTTGTAGCATCAAGTAATTGCTCAAGAGTAAAATATGGATTTCCATTTACTTGTCCGCTTGCAGATATACTAAGTATTTGACAACCTTTACAATCTTCTGGAGGAGCAATAGATATTTTATAGTAGTAACTTGTTATTGGTTGTTGATACAGATCTTCTAGAATCCCAGCACAATCATACTTAATATGTGCAAGTACACTTACTATAAACAAATAATCTGTTGGGAAATTAACTCTATCTATAAAGTACTCTTCAGATCCTATAGTCTCTCCCTTGTAATAAGCTGGAAGTTGAGACTCTACAACTAAATGTCGTAAGTCATCAATACGCTTTTGAGACTGCTCGAATCCCCTTTGATATTTATTCCCAAAAGTCGAATAACGTTGCTTGATGAATTTGTCCATAGCGGTATTCAACTCAAAGTCAATTTCTTGAGGTAAGAAATTGTCCATTTGAAATGAAGCAATTTTCTGTACCCCAAGATTGACCGCTATATGCATTTCATCTATTGTCATTAGACTTTCAGTTCTTTAAGCTGAGCACGCATTGCGTTTACTTGCCCAGAATTCTTTTTGTTATTAATGTAGATAATTGTGTCTGTAATGTTCTCTCCAATAACTTCATCACCGTAAATGATTTGGTTTCCAATAGTTCTGAACACTCCATACTCAATCATTTCTTCAATCTCTGCTCTAACATCAAGATCTTTGTCTGTTGCAAATTTCAAGAATCTCTCAGGATATGAACTCTTAAGATCATATAACTGGTTTTCAACTTCAAGATCTGTCAAAGCTTCTGGACGTGATCCTTTAGATAATACTCTCATAAGCCTACGCATCTTAGCGTAATCTTTTTCAAGTTTAATCATCTCCTTATCTGCCTCTTTCTTGACTTTAACGTCAGCATTACGCTTGAGGAGATCAATCTCAGGATCGTAGATGTAGAACTTTTTATTCCCATCAGCCTTCATAGCTTCTTCACTTTCAGCTACTTGTCTATGTTTCATACACCACTTGTAAGTAATGTAGTCCATAGGGTTGAATGGGAACCCATCTTCATCTACTGTAATGTCTAATTCCACTCCTTCGAATGGAACTTTCAAACTCATACTAGCCCAAAAATCTTTTTCTTTTTTGGGCCAGTCTGCGTGTGTTGGAGGTACGTCAAGTACTTTAGATAAAAGCTTGTGAGCTTCTTCTCCTTCTACTCCCTTCAACGGTTGTCGTCCTATAAAAATAGAGCCGATCTTAATTTTTGCCCCAGCTCTAATCTCCTTAGGGAGATGGTTAAGGACTTCTTTGCGCCTGATAATAATTTTTCGCATGGTTTTAAAATGTTCTTTTAAGGTTTAAGAATAACTTCGGTCTTTATTGGGAAAAATGGGGAACCCGCCCGTCGGCAGGCTCCCCTCTGCAAACCAAACACAAATTACGATGCTACACACTGAAGAGGAGCATTTCACGACCCTTCTTGTTAATCATCTGGAGGTTGTTTTCTCCATCGTAAGAAGACTGGTCAACAAACACCATTCTGTAAGATTCTAACGGCAAACCAGATTCCGGGTGCTTCTTAGAAGCTTGTGCAACCGGGCCGTGATCGAACAACGGAACTTTAACAACGTTCACACGATGTCCATCAATGTGGTCATACGACGTGAAGTAACCCGTGATACCAAGGTTACGACCGCTACCAGTGATGAAGGTAGGTTGCGTAGTTTGGAGGTACGGATTTGAAGTGTAGTAGCTTCGCATTGCCTTATCGAATTCACGAGCACCTCCAATACCAGTGTACAGAGTAACTTGCTTATCCGTAGCGTCAGTCATACCGTAGAACAAATCACCGATAACATCCTCAATCTTAGCTTGAGTAAGCGTGGAGTAAGTGTCTTTGTTAATGATTTGCTCGAAGAGACCCGGACCAGAGAGGACGGGTTGACCGTTTTCATCAAGCATTTGATTCACACCGTTGTCATCATAAGTTTTAGCGCCGTACCAGTAGTACATTTCGCACTCTTCTTTAAACTTAAGCATGTGACGGTATTCTTCGTAGTCCATCCACAACTTAGTGGTTTGACCATCACGCATCGGGAGAGTAAATTGAGCAACGTAATCTTTTGCATTACCAGAGAAGTGGTAAGACTTACGGATTGTACCAATTTTGCTTCTCACCAAACCAGGTGCGGTCCAGTTAGATGCATTACCACGCGAGAAGTCAATACCCACGTTAGCATAGAGCATACCCCACAATGCACCTGCTGCTCTATCTTCTGAAGGAACGTTTGCTGCGTCGGGAGAAACAAGCTTCAAAGTGTACTTGTAGCCTCCAGCATCAGGAACAGGTTGCTCCATAATACGAGCCAACAAACCAGTTTGAGATACGAGCGTGTAGGGGAAAATGAACCACTTGTCCGGGAAAGTAAGCGTAAACATAGCGCCACCAGCACCATTTCCAGCGTTAGCAACAACTGGACGAACGTTAACTTCGTGTGTTTTCACACGGTATTCGTACTCGAAACGATCGATAGACTTAGTGTTTCCAACACCCTCAGTCAAGAAAGAGAGCGGGAATTTCTTCTCTTCTCTACCTGCCAAGTGAGTAATAATGGGAGACAACTCTTCGGGCTTCTCCATGAGAGCATTCACCAAAGAGTTGGTATCAGTCATTTGTTGATCGTTGTAGTACGTTTTAAGAACTTGCATTAAAGCCATGATTGTAAATTTTAAAGGTTAATTTTATTTATTGAAAAAGCGCTCCCAAATCTAAATTGTCAGAGTTAAACTCTCTGCTCTTACGTGCATACTTAGCTGCACTCTTAGCTTTTTGTTCGTTATTAACGATTCTATCTCTCAGACTTTGAACACTTTTAGTTCTAGCCTTAGTTTCAATAACATCCTTGAGATTAAAACCATTAAATAACAAATAATCAATTGCAATCTTTGTATCTAACTCTGCCTTTTGATAATCTAAGTCCCTCTTGGTTTCCCCATTAGGACCTATAGGAGTTGAGATATAATTGAAGAATTCTGCTTTGCGCTTGTCTGGGATACGAATACCTGCAAACTCATTTTCAGATTCGATAGTTTCTGCTACCTTATTCCAAAACTCTTGCACCTGTCTTTGTTCCTGAGCTTTTATCTGCTTTTGTTCTTCAATCAATTGCTTTCTGTACTCATTCTGAGAATCTGCTAATGACTTCTTAGCTCTAAGAGCTTTGTCATATAACTTTCCAGTTTCCTCAAAGTCGTTTATACTTTCTTGAGCAAACTCGTCGTCGTGACCTTTTGCTTTAAAGTATTGAAACAAGATTGCTTTTTGACTTCTCCTATCATCTTGAGCAAGTTCAAATTCAGCAAAATCATTTTGAGGATTAAATGCTTCAAAGAAAGCTTTAGGGTCACCACCCGCAAGTACATAATCTAAATGTTGTTGTACTTCTGGGAATTGAGAAAATAACTGTTGGAGTTGATCCTCTGCAATATTCTGAGCAACGTCTTTTACAAAACTTGTAAGACCTTCAGTTGTCTCTTCATATTCATCATTTAACTCGTAACCTAGCGTTCCTGCAATTTCAGAAATGATTGATACAGAATTATCATCTTCTACATCTTCATCATCTTCCTCCTCTTCATCTTCATCATCTTGTGGATCTGCTAGAGGATCATCTTCATCGTAGTCGCGGGGTTCGGTATCTATTTCTTCCTCCTCCTCATCAACTTCGTCAACATCATCGTCGATATCTTCGACTTCTTCAGTTTCTTCTTGCATTTCTTGCAAGCCATCTCCGAGCATATCATCAAAGGAAATAGCGTCGAGATCTACTTGTGGGCCTGCTTGAGCTTTTGTGTTGGTTGTTTTTCTCATGATACAAAAATATTTTTATTTGGTTTAATTTGCAACATATTTTTAGTTTTTTAAAAACCTTTTATAATATCCCACTTTTGCTTATTTCTTGCGGGTTTTAGCTTTGATTTTAGCTTCCTGCTTTAGCATAGCTTGTGTTGGTTTCTTTCCAGAACCTTTGTTAGCGCGGATATTATCCCAGAGCCCTCTTTGGCTATATGAGCCATCAGCTCTTTTGATCATTTGTTTTTTAGCCATTGTTTTTTATTTAGTTTTAAATACTTTTTTACACCTCCTTTTTTTAATCCTTCTCTTTGTTCAGGCTTAGCACCCTGCATTCCAATTGCTGCAGCGCCTCCAACTGCCCCAACTGCGGGTAGTGTATTAAATAATCGTGCTAATCCTTCCGGAGTTTGATATATGTCAAAAAATTTATCATCTATAAGATCTCCAGCTAAAGTATTTTTATTTCTAAGTTCACCTATCATTTGCGGTGTTACAATTTGGCCCGGCTGCAGATTTCCAAGATGTCTTAATTCTTGAATTCTTGCATATTGTTCAGTAGGATTAGCTAAATATCCTTTATAATAATTATTCATATCCCACGTACGTGAATAACCTATTAGATCGGTACTAGCATCTTCAGTTAAATCTCCTCTAAATATATTAGTCCACTTTTGTCCTGGAATTTCTGCTGTGGAGTTTTCTATGTAATCTATAAATTCTTTAGGTACTCTCCCATGAGATCCCTCATGTATTCCTGTACTTATTGCATCATTATAAAGATTGTTAGGATATAAATTTTTTGAGTTTTTTAAAAGTGTATATGGATTTAAAATATCTTTTCCAGCCATATGGGTTAAAGTTGGGTCTACTCTCTGACTCGGAAAATGTCTAAAAGATACCCCATTAAAAGTTGTAGGATCTATAGATAATTCATCTAGTTTTAAAAAATCTTCTGAACTTAAAATTTCTAATGGGGGAGGTTGCTGGTTTATAAATGATCTAGCAGATTGAGATGAATTTTCCATAGTAACATTTTCTGGAATTAATGCATCAATTCTCCTTCTAGTTTCTGGATGAGAAAACCAATTAGCATTCCACGTATCTGCATCTCTTGCTGCATTTTGAACAATTCCTATTCCTTCCTCAAGTGATTTAATGCGATTTCCAAAAGATGGAATATTTGGGGTATTTGATGGTATTAATTCATCAATATTTCTTGTAACTACATCAGCTGCTACTCCTCTTCCGGGCATTCTTATTGTTCCTGGAAGAAATATTGATCCAAGAGCAAGTCCAGCTCCTACTCCACCTTGTACATAATTTCCTTGAGCAAGATCTACTCCAGATTGAATTAATGCAGTTAAATCTCCTCCAGGAGTAACTGTTTCTGCTACTGATACTGGGGTAGCTCTACCACTAGTCATAGCTGCCCGCTGGTTGGGATCTGCCCACTGAGCTTCTCTCTTCATACCAGATATGGCAAAAGAATCTGCTTCATTTTGCTCTTTTATAATAGGATCTACATATCTAGATTGTGGAGCAGCAGATCTACTCATAGTCTCTGGTCTAATTCCAAGATCTAGTGTCGGGGTGGGTGTTCTTCTCGGTTGTAAAGTAGTAATTTCACCTCCGGGTTGATATTTTCTTCTACCTCCAGTCTTCATATTAGCTGGAGTTTCTATCACTATTCCCTCTTGAGAACCTGTTGGGAGAGATTGTATTCCTGGGGGTACATTCTTGAATGATTCAATTAAATGTCCTTGATTGTTATACTTCTCAATATTAATTGGGGCTTTCATCCCAACAGTATTGAATGGAGTATTAGCAGGAATATTGGGGAATACCATAGTTTGATTTGTATTCCCAGCTGCATGATAAGGTCTTAAACCTTCTGCTTGTTCTTCAGGGGTTTCAGCAACAACTACTTGTTGTTCTTGCTGTTGTGCTTGTTGCAGCTGTTGCAACTGTTGCTGCCTAACTTGTTGTTGCTGTTGTTGTTGAAAATCAGCTATAAGATCAATACCTTGATTGTATGCACTAAATACATCCATAATAGAGCCTGGGAAACCAGATGCTCTATGCCTTTCAAGTAATTGTCTTCTAATCTGATTATTCATTACCCAAGAAACTTAAGTTAGGAATCTCACCTGTTGCTCCTTGAAAAGATTCAGCTACCTGGTCTGCTAATCCTGGGAGAGCATCATAGAGTTCATTAAGGGCTTTATGCTGAGCATAAGAAGATTGCCCTGTTACAATTAAGTGCAGTACATGAAACTTATTCGCAGCATCAAGCATCTCCACAACTAAGTCTGGAACTTTAGAGGATTTCTTCTCCTTTACTTTAGCAAGTTTATCTATATAGTTCATTTCTTAGCTTTTGGTTTTGGGGCAGCTGGAGCTTTAGGAGGTTCAGGCTTCATAGCTTCCATCTCTTTAATCCCTGTCTCTCTAGATTTGATCTCTAACTCTTTTTGACGTAATTCAAAGTCATTAATTATCTTCTGAAGATCAATGTCTAGTCTGTTAGTTTGATCAGATGCTTCTGCATTGATAAGTGCAATCTCAATATCTTTCTGTCTATTGCGCTCACTGTCTTGGAATTTCATCTGAGACTCTTGTTGCTTAGCCTGAAGTTCTTGCTGACGCATCTCCATCTCTGCCTGCTGTTGAGCTTGAGCCAATTGTTGCTGTGATCTTTCTGCTCTTGCAATCTTATCTTTAATAGCTGTAAAGCTATCTGTGTCAAGAAGTTCAAGAACTGCAGAAGCTGGAACCCCGTTCTGCATCATAGCTTGTGCAATAGAACGTGCTTGTTGTAAGTTCTCTTGATCCTTACCTGCATCAGAGATAAATATCCCATACTCTGATTCCATGTGTCCAAGAGAGTCTAAGTCTAAGTACTGTACAGAAGTGTCTGGGAGAATGTACATACCTTTCTTCCCATTAATCCAAGCTTCTTTAGAGTAATCTAACAAACCTTGAAGTTCACGCTGTTCAAACTGCGCAAACTTTCTAAATATATCCTCAGTAATATGCGAAGACTGTACAATAGCTTGTTGCGAAGCACCCTTGCCTATATCTTTTCCCACTCTTGCATTATAGATTCCAAGAGCTGTATGTATTGAGCAATTGTCTTTACAGACATGTCCAATACAGATTGGTGTGTGGGAGATAACTGAATACCTTCTTGATTGTAATCAACCCATGCAATACCTGTACCCTCTACGTAGTACATAAACTTATCCATATCCCACTTCTTAGGGATAAGATTAATATCAAATTGAGCAATAATATCTTTAGATCTAGCTATGGACAATTCCATTCTGTACTTAAAGATATTGTAGTTAAGCTGATAAGGAATACCTAAACTAACTAAAGAGATATTGTTAGAGTTAATATCAGAATATCTCCTCCCATTAATAGGAAGTTTGCATCTAGATGGGTTATCTAAAGATGTTCTCTGATTTGCAACAGGTGCTGTTTTGATGTAGAATCTCCCATCTATTCTAGTACCTTCCCAAACTTCATTGATCCATTCCCATCTGAGTTTAGCTCCTTGAGCTTTCATCTCTGTAGGAAGTTTGTACATTTCATCAACTTCCATCTCCTCAATAGTCCCAGTAGTTTGGTCTATGTACTCTACAAACCCAATTCTCTTTCTGCTTTTCCAGTATACAGTGATGCACTCAATAAGTCTGTTTCTGTAGATATTATCATTATTACCTGCAGCTTCAGATCTATACAACAAGTAAGTATCTACAGATTGATGAGTTGGGTTTTCAAGTTCTAATACTTGCTGTTCTGTCAAGTAATCTCCGTAGTGGTCAATCAGTGTAGATGCATGCGCAAACTTTCTAATGATTGCCCAGTCCCCGTCTTCAACAAAATCAATATCAGGAT